TTAGAACTCTTGGGAATATGTATTCTCAAGAACCTGTGATGACATATGAGTATAGTGTGGCTGGAACAAGAACGAAAAATGGTGTGCGGGATATCATGGCGGAGTTGTCTGCAATTGAAGGTTACAGAATAACCGGCTCCCCTGATACCGTATGGAATTATGCCACAGGCATCTTTTCATCCGAATTTATTGTCCATGATATTATATCTAAAAGTTATGAAAAACATACATATAAGTATAGTGATAATTTTTCAAACGAACAACATCTTGGACCCAACCCCCTTGCAGAGCTCGACCCTGATGGACAGGATGTGTCATCATTTCCATCTAAACAGTATTTAAAATCTACTGTAGGTGTTGGCAATGATCAAGGTTTTGATGACGACAATAATCAATATGTATATAATTCAAACAGGTTGGACTTAATGCAAGCAAGAAAATCACAATTATCAATGTTAGAATCTGGGTTACAGCTGAACATTGATGTTATTGGCACTACTGTTGTGAAAGCAGGCGATATTGTGAAAATTATAATACCCAGTGTTGCTGCGGTCAAAACAACCAAGAATGAAACGGAAGACATGCTATATAATGGTAATTTTCTTATCAGGTCTTTACGTCATGATTTCGATATGGTCAATCACAAACACACAATGTCTATGAACGTCACCAAAGATGCCATCGGCAAAATAACATAAGGAGAATTTTATTTACAACACCTCTATATCCCAACATAAACAGCGAAAGGAACTAAAAATGGCGAAGACCAAAAATCGCATCAAGAAAATGACATTCCAGACACAAGAGCGCACACTAGATTATAAGCCACTTTCCGAAGATGATAAATACATTATAGAGATGGCAGGATATAGAAAGACTGAAGGACGAACACAAAATGAAGACATACCAAGAACTACAGGAAGGTCTACAAGACCCCAATATATTTAAAGCGTTCTTCCTTGCGGGTGGGCCGGGCAGCGGTAAGTCATACGTTGTCCGGTACTCCACCGGCGGTACAGGATTACGTGTTGTAAACTCTGATGACGTGTTTGAGAAGTATCTCGATGACGCTGGACTCTCACAAAAGATGCCTCCCGAAGAATGGGAAGCAAATCAGATACAGCGCAAGAGGGCAAAGAGGGTTACTAAGCTTCGTAGAGATAACTATGTCGAAGGACGTATCGGTATGGTCATTGACGGCACTGGTAAAGAATACGATAAGATACGAAAACAGAAGGCAGACCTAGACGCATTGGGGTATGACACTCATATGATATTCGTCAATACCTCACTTGACGTAGCACTTGAGCGTAATGCCAACCGTGAACGTACCGTACCAGAGGATGTTGCCATCAACAGTTACAACGCAGTTCAGGGCAATCTTGGTAAGTTTAGTTCCCTGTTCAGAGGCACTATGGTTATCGTTGACAACAACGCAGCAGATGATGACATTGAGATGATGACCTTCAAAGAGGTCAAACGTCTGCTGAGGAAGAAAGTTACAAACCCTCGTGCCAAGCAGTGGATTGAGCTGGAGATGAAAAATCGAGGTATTACCAAGGCACCCTCAAGGCGAAATATTGGTGCTGGTGGTGGTCAGAACCGTAAGGCATCCCCTCTTCCCGGCTCCCGTGGATTTAAGACTAAAATGGGTCGGAAAAGAGGTGATTTTTCAAAATAGTTCTTGACAGAACCCTTTTCGTGTGTTATACTTAGGTATAAACTGAGGAAAAGGACGACGTTATGATGAATTGCAATTGGATAGTTCGTAACCTTGTAATTAAGAAAAATGCTCTGAAGAAGGCCGGGTTTGATATTTCACCCCTAGATAATGAAAAGAAAGTGAATGCTGCATTTAAGAAATCCGGTCTGATAATGCCTAACATGAACAATCGAGGGGTGTCATAATGATAATAACCCTTAAAGGTATCACGAAACACGGTAAAAATCGTATTCGTGAGCATGGTGACAAATGGGAAGTCCTCGATCTTCCCCCCGGCGTCATGTCCATGGAACCAAAACCCATATTTCCCCCCGTAAAATCACTAAAGACAGACGCCTGGCGGTGGCTAGATGATAAGAATTTTTCTTGGATTCCGTGTCGATTTTAGTTGACAAACCCTGATTTATATGTTATACTATGTATATACTGAGAAAGAAAGAGAGACACACGAATGGCTTATGTAAGTAAAGAAGACAAGAAAACCCTTGCTCCTGCAATCAAGAAGGTTCTGGCCAAGTATGGCGTCAAAGGAACCATCAAGGTTCGCAACCACATGACTTTGGTTGTGACCTTACGGAAGGTTCCTGCTGGGTTGTTTACCGCTGAAGAGATTCGGAATGGTGTTAATGTCTACCATATCGACACTGGGTTTGAGGGCACTGCTAAGAAGTTCCTGACGGCCCTGCTTGCTGCCATGAAGGGTGACAAGTGGTTCGATAAGAGCGATTCTATGGTTGACTATTTCCACACCGCTTGGTACAACGATATCAAGATTGGTGAGTGGAACTATGTCAATAGCAACTCTGTGGAGATTGTGTAATGAGCAAGATTGATGCATTGACGAAGATGTTGTCTGGTGATACCACCGAAAAGGTTGCTGTGATACACGCTGCCTTTGAGAATGCTCCCAGCACGGTTGCCTTTGTTGAGATTGATGCTGCACTACCCATTCGGAAGAAGTTGGAGATTGCATTTGTCAAGACCAACTCGATTAATGAGGGATGGTGGCGGAACGATGGTGTGACCTATATCGGCACTGACACCACATGTCGGAGTACTAGTGTTGGTGACATGGTACTTGTCGGTAAGGATAAGTATGTGTGTGTTATGAATGGTTGGAAGACCCTAGATGGAGAGATTGTGAAATGAATATGTTAAATAGAGAAATGCTTCAATATACTGAGGATGATGATTCATCAGATTTTGATGGCAATTGGAATAATTCTGGTAAAGTTGAAGACGGCTGGAAACTGTGGAATTGTAACAAAAAAGAAATAGATTATTGGGTTTGTGATTCTGCTGATGATAACAGTATTGAATATAGTAACAAAGATGGTGACTATTACTTCAAAGAAATAAAGTGTGGCCACAGTGATAATATACAGTCAGTTTGTGATCGGGATAGGGGCGGCAATGGTTGTACCAATCCTAGGCCAGATGGTACAAGACACCCAGATAGATTACAACTTGGTGAATTAAATTTCATGGGTAAAGATGAAGATGGAAAAATTGTCATAGGTGAACACCCTAGACTTAACTTTGCAAATCGTAATCCTGCTTTTGTTTCAATACAAATTGCTCAAGCAGTTGTAGCAAAGAGAAACACAAACTTAATAACTGTGAACTATGGTCCTGCAAATATCAAACCAGAATTTTATGAAAGGGTAAGTGAATTGGTTGGTGAAATGTCGGTACAAATTGCTTCCGAATATAAGGGAGATTATGTGTAATGATCAAAGCAATGCTGATTGTAATGTCAGTGGGTGGTGCGGGAAACTATTCCGTGGAGATGCCCACTATGGAACAATGTCTGGAAGCAAGGAAAGTTATTGCTTCACAAGATATGACCATTAAAACTTTATGTGTGCCTAAGGAAAGTGACACTGTTAAAATTGAAAAGTTCCTTAACATATTTAGTAATATGGTTAAAGAAATGAAAAAAGTGGAATAGGGGGTGGTATAAATACAAGTATGTTAAAACTAACTTCTTCTGCAAAAAACTATATGAAAAGCGTTATCATAAATGGTGACTATGTAACCCTCGCGGTAAAAGGCGGGGGGTGTTCTGGCTTACAATATGTGTGGGGCCTCAAGAATGATTTACCAGATACTATTAGCTGGTCTTCCCCTATTGAAGATGTATTAGTCATTGATCCACTCGCTGAGATGTATGTTCTAGGATCAACAATAGACTATGTGACAGAATTAGGTGGTAGTTTTCTAAAAATTGTTAATCCAACTGCAGCTAGCAGTTGTGGATGCGGGGAGAGTTTCAATGTTTGAATACCAATGTAAGATTGTTAAGGTAATAGATGGTGACACAGCTGACGTAGATATTGATTTAGGGTTCGGTGTATGGATGAAGAAACAGAGAGTACGTTTCTATGGTATAGATACTCCAGAGTCAAGGACAAGTGATAAAGAAGAGAAGGTATATGGTCTATTAGCAAAGGAATTCGTTCAGAGTTATCTTCCGCTAGAATCCACACAAGTTCTACGCACAAAGAAGGATGGGGTTGGCAAGTATGGCCGTATTCTTGGAGAGTTCGTGGTATTTGATGGTGCAACGGATAGAGAGACAACAGTAAACCAGCTACTCATTGACACTCACAATGCAGTGGCATATTTCGGGCAGTCTAAAGAAGACATTGCTGAACAACATATTATGAATCGGAGCTTAGTGGGGAATGATAAGAGTATTTGACAATTTTTTAGATGATGACCATTATGATGCCTTAGGTAATACCCCTATGACATTTTCTGAAGTGCAGTGGATTGGAAGACAAGCTAAACCTGATAATGTATTTCATGAATTTATACATAAGATTTTCCGCGCCGCCTTTCCAGATGGTGCATCTTCTATCAGTGGTGCCACTGCATGGTGGAACATAAGACCAACTAACCCTAAACCCCATAGTGATATCGTGTCATACTGCACTTCTAATGGTGTGGACTATACACCAAAGCAACCACCTGAGCATACGTTTATATACTACCTGAGAGCGCCTGACAAGGGTGGACGCCTTAACATCTATACCAAACCACCAATTACAGATGTTAAGATTGGTACGGAGCAATTCTTCTCATGGGCAGAGCATGAGACAGATTCCATTGCACCAGTGACCAATCGTCTTATATCATTTCCTATGAGTGTTACTCATGCAGTACAACCATATGAGGGTAATCGTGTGTCTATTGGTGCAATCTTCTGGAATGAACTACCAGCTATCTATGGTGAGACTAACCCAAATATCAATACGAGTTATGAACGGCCATGGGAGAAGGAGAGCAATAAAGAAGGTACGCGGAAACTGACTGAACAATCCATATTAAAGGATGCTGGTTGGATTTCCCACCCCGGCGGCGGTTCATAAAATTAAAGAAAAATAAAGAGGTTTATTAATGCAGACAATTGAGAGAACAACCCTATCAGAGCTGGTAGGTAATGAGCAGTATGCACGAAAAGTTTTACCCTTCATCAAGAAGGAGTATTTCAGTGATCGCACTGAGCGTATTGTATTTGAAGAGATACAGAAGTTCGTAGAGAAATACAATGCTCTACCCACTAAGTCAACACTGGAAATAGAGATTGATACACGCCGTGATTTGAATGAGGATGACATTCGGCGTGTACTAAATGTTGTCAAGGAACTGAAAAACGACAAGGATGTAAACTATGAGTGGCTAGTAGAAACCACAGAGAAGTTCTGCAAGGATAAGGCGGTATATAATGCAATTGTTGAAGGTATTTCTATCATTGATGGAAAGGATAAAGAGCGCACTGCGGATGCAATTCCATCCATACTCACAGATGCCCTGGCTGTCGGCTTTGATAATAGTGTTGGGCATGATTACCTATTGGATGCAGAGGCACGATATGAGTACTACCATACAATAGAGGAGAAGATTCCGTTTGATCTGGACTTCTTCAATCGTATCACCAAAGGTGGACTACCACCCAAGACACTGAATATTGCCCTTGCGGGTACTGGTGTAGGTAAGTCGCTGTTCATGTGTCATATGGCAGCAAACTGTATGAACCAAGGTAAGAACGTACTTTATATCACTCTGGAGATGGCTGAGGAACGCATCGCTGAGCGTATTGATGCAAACCTCATGAATATCTCTATGGAAGACCTGTACAACCTTCCTAAGCAGATGTATGATACCAAGATGGATGATATCATTCGTAATACCAATGGCCAACTAGTCATCAAGGAGTATCCCACGGCTTCCGCACACTCTGCTCATTTTAGAGGATTACTGAAAGAGCTTGCAATTAAGAAGACATTTAAACCAGATATCATCTTTATTGACTATCTAAATATATGCGCTTCATCAAGATTTAAAGGTGCCGCTAATGTCAATTCTTATATGTATATCAAATCAATTGCTGAGGAGCTTAGAGGCCTTGCGGTTGAGACTAACGTCCCAATTATGTCGGCAACACAAACGACTCGATCAGGGTTCAGTAATTCCGATGTGGGTCTTGAGGATACCAGTGAGAGCTTCGGTCTACCAGCTACAGCTGATCTCATGTTTGCGCTCATCTCTAATGAAGAGCTTGAAGCAGTTTCGCAGATCGCAGTTAAACAGTTAAAGAACAGGTATAATGACCCAACCATAAACAAACGATTTGTGGTTGGAATAGATAGAGCAAAGATGAGACTCATGGATGTAGAAGAGTCTGAACAACAAGGTATAACAGACAGTAATCAAAAACAGGGACCAGAAAATGATTTAAGTGAAGCTGTTTTTGATAAAACAGAATTTGGAGAGGGATGGACATGAGTAATACAGGGACATGCAACAATTGCAATCACGAATGCCATCATGAAGAGCAGTGTGATGAAGCTATTGGAATAGGAATGACTGACAAGTGGACTCATTGCGGATGCGATAATTGTGATTGTGGTCTTGATTCATATAATCTACAGCCAATATTATCCGATGACTGAAATAATGTATGCGATGATGATATGGATTGCAAGTGTCACTGGACTAGCCGTGACAGAGGCACCACCATATCAGCCCGTATACGTTCATGAGCGTGTCCTCAAATACATAATGAATGGATGCTCAAATGGAACGAACAAAGAGAAATGCGAGAGTATCTCTAATGAAAAGAGCACTGACTCCGTGCTCGGTATATTTGACCACAACACAAATAACATATACCTGAATTCATCCATACGCACAATGGACCAAAAGATACAAGACAGCATACTGGTGCATGAGTTAGTCCACTATATGCAGTTTGAGAATAGCCTTCCCTATGCGTGCTTGGGACAACTGGAAAAACTTGCATACAAAGTGCAGAGCCAATGGCTATTAGAGAATGGCCGTAAAGACGTATATGAAGAGCTACAAATATCTCCCCTATGGGTATTCATAATAACAGGATGCGTGGATTCCGAAATGCTTTGGGATGTACCACCTGATTCAGAATCGACAACCAAATAATGACCATCAGCATAGACCACATCATACGCAATCTAAGAGAAGTATTTGACCCTGAGATTAGTGTCAACATATATGACCTTGGATTGATATACAATATAGAGACAGCTGAGGACAGTGTAGACATCACACATACACTGACATCTGCATTCTGCCCATTCGCTGATGAGATTGTAAGTAATATAAGACAAGCCGGTATGGTAGACAATGTTAATGTGGTCAATGTTATAACAACATTTGACCCCCCATTTACAATAGATAGTGTACCAGAAGAGATGAGGATGGCAATGGGATGGTAAATATGGACTTAGAAGAAGAGATGGAACTCATACGCATAAGGCAGCAGGAACTAGTCGCCCTTGGTGGTAATGATCGAGAAGCCTGGCGCCTCCAAATAGTATGGGAATACCTAAGAGATAAACTCCTTATCACAACAGAAGGTAATGGGAGAATACATTGAACGTAATAGTATACACACAAGACATGTGCGGCTATTGTGACGCTGCAATAAGAGAGTTCACAAGGAGAGATTGGGACTATACCGTACATAATATCAAAAATACCATCAACTATAACAACCTCAAAGAACTGATACCAGACTTAAAAACCGTGCCACAAATATGGATAGAAGAAGAACATATAGGTGGATACGATGATTTACTAGTGTGGTTACGTGATTCTGATGATGTATATTAAAGAGGAGATACTATAATGCCCAAAGCAAAACACTCACCATGTATCAAAGTATGCACATATGATGATGAAGGATACTGCCTAGGATGCTCACGTACTGCGAATGAAGTACAAGGCTGGCGTGATAGGACAGAAGAACAACAACTTGATGGTATAAAGATGCTAAAAGAAAGAATATATTCACGAGGAAAAATAAAATGGATGGCAAAACCTGTGACTACTGCGCTAGAGAAATAGTGAGTACTATACCAGAAAAGTCTGCACCTGGCATGTGTGGGGGTAAATCCTGCAATCATAGAACAGTATATGGCATATTCAATGAAGATTGCAGACAGGTTATAGTGAATAGTAGCACTGCTTGGGGTGATGCTACTATTAATATGGAGTAAAATCTATACAGAGGTAATACCTAATGATATATGACGATAACCCAAACATGCTCGTACCATACTATCTAATACATTCATATCTTTACTATGAGAAAGATAATCCAATAGTCAGCGACGAAGAGTATGATCGCATATGTAAGATGCTGTATGATGCATATGACACTGTAAATCATTTCCACAAGCACCTTATAGACAAAGAGTCACTTTTATCAGGAACAGGGTTTCACCTTAAATACAATGCAAGAATAAGGGGTGCTGCAACACAGTTGATTAAGGTGAATAAAAACAAATGAAAACTAATACCTGTGATTTTTGTAGTAAGCCAACCCCTATTTCATATAGTATTAAGTTCTTTATTGACAAGAACAAACAACTTACCCTTGGCGGGTCTGATCATGATTACCCACTATGCCAGTCATGCTGG